TTAATAATTCAATGTTTGACCAGGATAAATCAAGTTAGGATTTGCTAATCCGTTTAATGCAGCTAAGGCTTGATAAGTAGTGCCGAGTTTGGCTGCAATATTTGATAAATTATCACCGTATTGAACTGTATAAACATTGCTTACTACTGATCCATTTACTTTCAAAACTTGACCAGGATAAATTAAATTTGGATTAGCCAATCCATTTAATGCCGCCAACGTTTGATAATCTGTTCCGTATTGGTAAGCAATGCTCGATAATGTTTCGCCATATTGAACCACATGTGTTGCTTCTGGTTGTTTATCAGGAACCGTTACTGCATCTGGCAATAATTCAATATCACCTTTGCTAATCCATGACAAGATGCCTTCTAGCAATACTCTGCTTCCAGTTACTTCTTGCACTTTATAGCTGTTTCCTTTTACCCATTGCGGAATAGCTTCACCAGTTGCCCAAGCATCTACATTAAATTTCACTTTGACGGTATCGCCAACTTTAACATCAGAATTAGGTATTTTTTCAATTTCTTCGCCTGCATCTGTTGCTGGCGTATCCGTTTCTGGTTTATTTGTATCTGTATAACCACTATCCGTAATTCCTGTTAAATCTACGTTACCATCTAAACCACCTGCAATATAAGCGGATGTGAATTGCCAAATGCCAATACCATCCATGCTTGGGAAATAAGCATACAATGGATATGGTGACACACCATCGATAGGATACGCAGCAATCCATAAAGAGTTAGGAAACTCTTTGATGATTTGTTGATAGTTTACATGATTTAGTGTAAATGGCTTATAGCTGTAATACATTGGAGTATAGCCAGCCTGTTTGATTCTGCGCATACCGTACAAAATTGTCTCTGTATTTGCTGCTTTTTCGGCATCTGAACTTACATATCCTCCATATCCATCTGGAACACTAGCCAACGCTCCATGTTCAAAATCTAATGCAACGATGGAATTTTTAGGCGTTTGAATACGTGGCAAAAAGTAATCCATTGTTGTTTTCGCAATGTCCATGTTTCCCCAAGTGTCATACCAAATATAGGTATGCGCACGTTTACCTTGGGCAATAGCACTTGCTACTTGCGTTTTATATGTGTATTGTTCATAAATACCGCTAGCATTGTAGCCACCAATCTGGGCAATAGCGAATTTATCATGCGCATAGCCAAAACGACCTTGTTCGCCTTGATAAATCGCCCAATCCACACCTTGATCTCCTTTTGCAGCAAATACATTTAAAGGCATAAAAAATAGAGCGACAAGCGCTCCTACTAAAATTTTCTTTTTCATTTTTATTTCTCCTTGTCTTTTAAGTTATATGCTGACACGCCTGTTACAACTCCTAAAAATGCTGATACAGCGTTAATAGTCAACACTGCCGTATCTGTTTGTTGCCACCCATAAGCTTTACCTAACGTTGCTACTAAAACAGATCCCGCAGGAAGCACCGTAAGTACTCCCCATTTGATAATTTTGTAATACTTGTCTGGTAGTATCATCCTTACACACCTCCTAAATATTTTGTAAATAAATAGACAACTACTGACACTCCTATGCCAGCAATTGTCCGCCAAGTCCATTTTTGATTTTCTTTTATTTCTTTGATGTCTTCTACATTATTTTTAGCAATAGAAAAAGCATGATCAGCCTTTTCTTTAGCATCTTCTGTTTTTTCCCTTAGCAATTCGTAGTTATCAAGTTTTGTTTCAATACGTACAAGGCGCTCGACCATATCCTGAACAAGTTCATCTTTCACATAAGTTTCCTTCTTCCTATTTTTCAGCACTTTGCAATTCTTTAATGACTAACGATCTAATTTGTGTCCTAAAAATATTTTTACCCTCTCGGACACTTAGCTCAAAATTGAGAACATCACCTTCGTTAACCGCCATTGTTTTTTGTCCAAACACACCGTTGTGCAAGTTTAAAGTTTGGCCTGAAGGCGTACCAATATTTGCAAAATCGTAGGTTGTAGTGCCTTTTCTCAAACGGCAATAAGCATAGTCTGTGCTTCCTGCCCCATGAAACTTCACCACCCCTGAAAAATTCAAGACTGTATCTCTCAACACTGTAATCGTTGTTCGATCTGCACTGATAGTGAAAGGCAAATCAGAAAGCGACTGGCTATTAGCTTTAGCAAAAATCGGACCTAGTCTATATCTGTAACCTTCTGTGGCATTTGAACCTTCTTCTCCTTCTGATAGATAAATTTCAGATGGTTTAGGAGTGTTTATGAAAGCTTCTATTTCTGTAAAATTAGTGTTTAAATCATCTTGTGCATTTAGTTGACCACGTTCAAAATTTGTTTTCATCTAATTCGACTCCTTAATTTTAATTTGTACGCTCTTATTTCCTTCATTTAATAAATATACAAACGGACTAACTTCACTGATTTTAGGAGCTGACATTTTCCAATCGGTAGGCACTTTCACCGTAATAGCGTTTTTTGTTGGATAACCGATTTTATTCGGTATAGTTTCTGGAATGTCGCCTAACCAGTTCTCCTCTCCTAACGGTGTAATACCAAAACCATTTATTAAAGCCAGCACTTCAACAATTGGGTAATCAAAAGGCAAATCATTTTTTGCGAATAGCAGTTGATCTGGTGTTAAACTTGTGATTTGTTTCTGTAGATTTAAAGCTACATCGCCCTCCATCGATTGAGAGATACTCTCTAAAAACGCCTGCCAATCTGCTTGTGCTTGTTGTATATATTCGTTTCCTTTGGTAAGGATTGCTTGCATATCTGCTTCAAATTTTACTTTTTCATCTTCTGTGTATTGGTTCATCTTATCAATAATCGCTTTTAATAGAGCTGTGTATTGATCTTCTAACCCTGAAACATTGACTTTTTGAAACGGCGATGAATAACCACACACTTTTTCGTCTGCCCGTTTATCTGTGATTAAATCACCTGTAATACTAGAAACATTTCGGGGCACTCTTATTGTGGCTAACTGTAGCTCATAGACATCCGATGTACGGGTTACTGTCGTATCGTTCTTTTTAACAGCTAAAAACACATCACGTACACTTTTATCCATTCGGACCACAATACTGTCTGTTCTGTCTTGCGTGCTACTTGCTACGTCAATACTTAAAGCTTTCGCACTACTATTTAAGAAAACTTTGCCAGTAAATGAATAACCTGAATCGACTTGTACTTTCATCCCGCCATTAGGACTGGCGGTAACTTTCAGTGCATTAGCTGTTGTCAGCGAAACACCATAAGAAAAAAGCCCTTCAAAAAATCTTGAGAAGTCGCTGTCATCATACATTCTATCGCCATCAATAGATAGCCACGGAAAACTCCATTCCATTTATTTCCTCCTCCTACTACCTACCTAAAACATCAAAAATGGTAGGTGTTTCTTTACCGAAAATCGGTTCAATAAAAAGCCCTTTAGAATCGTAGGTCTTTTTAATGGTTGTTATCGTTGATGTTTTTTTCAAGTTGTATAGATTTGATTTGATAGTAATCGTGTCACCTAATTGATAATCTTCACCTAATTTAAACAGTTTCGAGCTTGTGGGCACCTCACCACTTAACGTCAAAATTCGTTTACGTTCTGAGAGTTTGTTATTCCCTCTATTTTTTAGGGCTTCGATATATTGCGAATCAGTCAAAGTAACTTCATCTGTAGACTTTTGTAAGTCGCGTGCATCAACGTATAGCTCTTTTCGCAACAAGCCTACTTTCTCATTGCCAACCACTACGCTTTTACGTTCTGAGCCTTCACCTTCACCGAAGACAATAGCTGTTGAAGATTCATCAAAGTTATTGTTCTGATACCCCGCTTTTGTTAGATTTTCGTATTCGTCTGAAAACTCAATCGTTCTCGAAACATCTCGACCTTTAAAAATAGATAACGTATTACCAGGCACGCCTAATTTAGTAGCTGTCTCTCTTATCCCAAAATCGTAAGATGTGCAAAGGGTTTCCACTTCTTCAGCTACGACACCATAACTATTCTGATACTGGATAGACTTATTCCCTAAATTAGCTTGGGTATCCAATTTTAAATATTGAATTTTTCTTTTTACATCCGAAGGGTTTACTACTTCATTATTAAGGTGTTCCCAAACAATTTGCTCTGGCGGTGCCGTTTTATTATAAATTCGATAAACAATACGATCTAAGGATTTTCCGAGGAGTGATTTTCCCGACACTTTTATTTGTGCTGTTGCCTGATCGTCTACGACTACGGCATCGACATAGAAATAGAGACCTTCCATATAAATAACGGTGTCTGGAACAAACATTTGTATATTTTCTGGTGTCAAACCAACAAACAGCTCAAACGTTGAATAGGTATAGTAATTTAATTTAACAGTTAAACTTTTAAACCCATCAAATACTTTTTCAGAAATAAATTTCCATTGATTATCTCGGTCCTGAGTAAAAATTTCTAACTCCATTACACACCACCCACCAACGGCTGGAAGTCAAGTTGTACAATCACATTCCCAATACCTGTTGTGGCTTTCACCTGAAAATAGTTATCCCCTTTTTCAAGCTGCAGAAAAGTGGAATTAGGGTCTCGCAATGGCATAGCATTTGTTTCTATACCGTTCGGGTCTGTCATTATTGCTTCTTTCTGCCCGCGAGTGGTTACCAGTTTAAACTTAGTACCTGCTTCAAATGAACCTTTAAATCGGAAAAATTCCTGAGTAATTACGTTATACACTTCTGGATCGGTAGCTTCTGCACCTAAAGAAAAATAGAACGTACCTCCCACTGACACATCACCATCATTGGTGACAGGAACAATCTCACCACTTTTAAGTGTAGCAAACTCATACCCTTTCGTTATTTCTAGCGGCCACATATGTTTTTTTGTGGCAACGGCTAGGGGAATTAACGTATTATATTTACTCATATCAGACCAGTACGGATCTAAAGCTAGAAAGGTACACGTAAAAGCCTGTGTAATATTCTTAGCAGGATCTGGCAGGTCAGGAGCTTTTACTACTAACACATCAATTTGAAACTCATGATCAAATGCTCTGTAAATCAACGTACCTGCTGTTTTGGGATTTAATGTTTTTATCATTTCATGCTGTAAATTGAATAGGTCCTCTGTTCCTTTAGCAATTATCTCACCTTTTATCGTTAAATCGCGTTTGTCTAAGCGTTCCGAAACTTTAATAACTCCATCTAGGCCATATTGCTCTTCTGTGATGATTTTATTTTCAACAGCTCCAAAACCCGTCTTACTTTTAACGGTAAAAGGTGGTTGAATACCGAAACTGATTAAAGAATCTTCTGAGTTCTTATAAATGAGTTCGTACATTCAACCTACCTCCTTATTTTCTCAGTGTTGCAAGGTCCTGCAACTTGTATTTTGTTTCTCTTGCAATTTCTCGAGGCGTTAATGGTTCAGGGCTCGTAATGTATTGTGTAACATTGATATCCCCGTCTTTTTGTTCAGCCATCACACCTCTTACAGCAGTTTCGACATATCCCAAAAGTGTATCAATAGGCGCGACAGCCTCAGCCCCTGCTTCTCCACCTATCATTGCATTGTTTCCATTCATGCCAAATAGGGTAGGTTGGGTCATGATACCACCATCTTTGTACCACTCTATGCCCAAGCTTGGTATTTTACCTTTCAGTAAGTCACCCGCAGACCAACCCGCCGGACTGATAGAAAAGTGTGGTAGAGGAATTTTCGGCCAACTAATATTAAAGTTAAAGAACCCTTTAATCGCATCGACTACACCTTTTACGAGATTCTTAGCCGCGTTCATGGGTCCATCAATAGCATTTTTCACGCCGTTAAAGATGTTTGAAACAGTCCCCGTAATGCCACCCCATACATTAGATATGGTGTTTTTAACAGCATTAACAACATTGGTTATTACTGATTTGACCCCTTCCCAAATGGAAGAAACCGCATTTTTCATACCATTAAATAGATTTTTAACGGTGTTCACCATAGCACTTACTATGTTAGAAACGGTTGATTTAATACTATTCCAAACAGTAGATGCTGTATTTCTAATTGCATTAAAAATGTTCGTAATTGAATTTTTTAATGAATTAAAGATATTTGTTACTGTATTTTTAACCGCGGTAACGATGTTAGAGATAGTCGTTTTAATACTATTCCATACACTAGAAGCCGTGTTTCTAATGGCATTGAAAATGTTCGTTATCGTGTTTTTCATAGTATTAAATATCGGTGTAACAAAATTTAGAATTGCTTGTGCAACATTAATTATAGTTGTTTTAATGGCATTCCAAACGTTTGTTGCTGTGTTTTTAATTGCGTTAAAGACATTAGTAATCGTCGTTTTAATGGCATTAAATATAGGAGTGACAAAGTTTTTAATTGCCGTAGCAACTGAAGTTATTGTATTTTTAATTCCGTCCCAAATGCTCTTTACAAAGTTCGCTATGGTATACCATAGTTGCTCAAAGAAATTTTTGAAAGCATCAAAAATACCTTTTATCACTTCGATAAAACCGTTAATAATCCCCATGACGGTATCACCTATTTTTTCCCATACACCGGTAGCAATTGCTTTTATGAGATCCCATAGATATTGGAAATACGCTTTAAAGCCATCAAAAATACCTTTCCAGATATTAATTGTATTAACAATTATCGCACCTACGACAGCGTAAATTACATTCCACACTGTTTGAAGAAAATTCTTAATACCGTTAAAAACATTTTCCACTGTTTTTTTAAAGCCATCAAATGTTTTCTTGCCAGCATCCGTGAATTTCTTCCAAATTTCTGAGACTTTAGCGGTAATATCATTCCACGTTTTTACTAAGCTATCTTTTAACCCACTAGCTGTTTTAACAATTGAATCCCAAGTTTGTTTAACAAAGTCGGCTATACCATTAAATATCTCTACTGCTTTATCTTTAACGGAGTTCCATGTATCAACTAGAAACTTAGTAAAAGATTTCCAAATCTTTTGTCCTGTTTCAGTTTGGGTGAAAAAATAAATTAACGCCGCTACTAACCCCACGATTGCCGAAATAATCAACACAAAAGGGTTGGCGTTTAACACTGCGTTAAAAGCTGTTTGAATTGCGGTATAGGCTTTTGTGACACCTGAAGCTATTTTAGTAGCTGTTGATACACCTTTCATGATAATTTTATAGGTTGCTAAAGCGGCTCCTACTCCAACTATAATAGCTTTTAAAGAACTAAAAATAGCTTTATTTTTAGTTATAGCCTTTGTAAAATTAGAAAAAGCAGGGATGACATTATTTACAATAACCTCACTCACAGCTCCTGATATGTCCCAAATCACCTCTACGATTTTTTCAATCGCAGGTAATACTACTGTATTTATTGTTTTAAATGCAGATTTAAAAATTTCTATCGCTTTAGGTACTACAGCTGTGAAAATATCGGCAAAAGTAATTGACCATGTACTAAATACTCCTGCCAATTTCGTAAATATCATAGACACTTGACTGCCCGTATCCTCAAAAATCCCTTTTATTTCAGGCAGTTCTTTTTGTACAATCTGAGCTACATTTTTTATAGCATCACTAATCCACTTAAAAGCCCACTGAAGATTCATCACAAAACCTGAATTTTGAATGCTGTTAAATGCATCCATAGCCGATTTTTGGAATCCCCCAAAGTCTGGTATAACTGCAGCTACCTTATCACCTAAGCCACTTAAGCCTTTCGTAATGCTTTGAATAATCGAAACGACCGTTCCTAAAATAGGGGTGCCTATTTTTGCTAAAAAGTCCTGCCACGCTTGTTTTAAGTTACCCATAACGTTTTCATATCCGTCGGCTTCGCGAGCAGCCTGTCCTACAGCTCCGGCTTGTTTAAGCATGTTGCTAGCATAATCTAAACGAGTAGCTTGTTTCGTCGCTTCATCTAAATTTTGCCAATCTTTTGTAGAACCTACTACTCCCTGAGAAATAGCAAACTGCGCCATTTGAGTATCATTTGCAAAAATCCCTATCGCTTCACCAGCTTCGTAGTTTCCTTTTAGAAACGAAGTAAGAGAACTTGAAGCATCTTCCAGTGAAACATCATAGAAAGCTGCAGCATCTGCCGCTAAGGTAGTTGCTTGCTCTGATTTCTTCATTGCGGCTTCTGTATCTAGCCCTAAACCTTTAAACATTGAAGTAATTCGAGAAAATGTCGGCTTTATACGGTTAGGTAGGATATTCATTTTTTTACCCATGCCATCTACCATTTTTTGTGCTAACGGTTCTAACTTACCAAAAACCTAGGTAAATTGTGCATTCAAAGCTTGTGCACTTGCCGCGGCTTCTACGCTTAGCTTCCCAAAATTAACGATTTTTTCTACGGCAAAAGCAGCACCAATTGCTAGCGCTGCTTTTTTAAAGAACCCCACTAATTTACTTGTTGTTGATTGTCCCTTAGATTCCGTCTCGTCCAAAGCCTTATTGGCTTCACCATTATCGACACCGATTGTACCAAAAAGCTTGAAAATTTCGCCCATTAAGACACCTCACCTTCTTTTCGAGGTTTAACAAATTGACTAGCAAAATCTAATGCTTTTTGTTGTTCTTCTTTTGTGATAGATTTCGCTTTATTTTTACGTAAAGGTCTGTATTTTTGTTGTTCTTTAAATTCTTGTAAAGACTGCGTCATCTGTGTGTGCAACCACTGATTGTAGATTTTTTCTTCTTGTTCCACTTCTTGAACATAAAAAATAAATTCCATTAAGTCACACAAACGATAGGTACGAAGTAACGATATCGGATCTCCGTACCTTTTGAACAACAAATCTTTAATTCGGTGTTCGCCGTCTTTTATTTCAATAAGCTGGCGATAGAAGAGAAAAAATCAGCTAGTTCTGGTTTCTTAAAGAAATCGACTAATAAAGTCGTATACTCCTTTAATCCAAGAGCTGAAATTTCTTGTACGGAGGCGCCTGTTAACTCTGCTAAAAGTCCATTTATATCACTCTTAATATCTTTTAAGTTAAGCATGACTTTTTGCAACATCGCTGCGCCCATTTCAATGCCACGCTTAGTAGCTTCTTTGTCAGCTTTTTCTTTGGCTGCATCAATTTTTTTCTGTTCTGCTTTTGTCGGCTCTTTCGTTTTATGATCAAACAGCTCTACCTTTTCAGCAGATTCGATATTTTTTTCAAATAAATTGATAAACTCATCTTTTACATCAAGTTTTCCGACAATGGTTAGTAATGTAAATAAGTCATCACCTTTTAATTCACGCATTTCTAAAGTCATTTTATTATTCCTCCATGTAAAAAGGACGACTATCGAGCCGCCCTTTATTAGTATTTTTTACTTTGCTGGGATTGTCACAGAAACAGCCGTACTCCACTCGGAACCGAAGCTGTGTTCATTTAAATAGGCTGCTTTTTCTATATCATTTGAACCTTGTCCCACTTCGCTAAAGCCCTGAACATATAGAAAAATTTGATCGTTCGGCTTAGAGCTAGGTATATTTGCCTTTAGCAGCTTCCAGTTGTTTGTTTCACTGTAGCCCATCATAGTAGCTTGGCTAGGTTCCGATTGATTAGCACCGCTATAATGAATGACATAACTAGTTGACCCATCACTTGCCCATGATACTGAAATAGCCCCGTCTTCTTCAACAGTTGCCTGCACGTTTTTAGGGACTTCGGGACGTACGGGTACAGGATTATTTGAAGTCCCAGGGTAATAAATGCGGAATGGGAATTCATCATTTATTAGCTGTTCATAAGAAGCATTAGCTGTGATTTCCTGTTCAATTACTACCTCTTTGCCATCCTCTGTTTTAATTTCAAGTCCGCTTTTCACCAATCCGTTATCTAACGCAACGATGATAGGCTGTTTCGTTCCATTATGAATACCCACAACGGCCATGTTAGGGATATAGTCCCCTTCTTCTAAATAGCGTTTAGGTTTAATAATTTTATAACCAGCAGGTGCTTCATCTGTAGTAGCATCTGTCATCGTAGCATTTAATGATCGGCGTAAATTTTCTGCTGTTAATTCAATCAAGTTGGCTTTCATCGTAGCTGTGGCTGATTCAAGCACATTCAAACCTACTACGTCCATAATATAAGCACCGTCTACTTCCACTTTACGGTAAGAAAGTTCTGTTTTGATTTCTACACCACCAGAAGTTGCCCCCATGGGAATACCGGTAAACTCCTCTTTCTCTTTATCGTATTTAAAATCGGTAAATACTGTCGCAGAATCAATGACAAAATTGTCTGCGGTTGTTTTTGTATAACCTGTTTTAGGTAGTGCCATATTCTTTTTTCCTCCAATCGACCGCTACATAAAAGCGGACATTTCTTCTTTTTAACAGCTCTTCTTTTGTTGGTATTTTATTTGATCCTTGAAAACTAAAAATGAGATTTAGTTCTGGAGTTAGTACCCTTTTGTAACAAAGAGCTGTTTTTAACTTGTCTTCTAGAACAAGCAAGTTTAAAAATGAATTATTTTTGTCAAAAATATCAATATCCAGATAAAAACCATCTTGATTTCTACGAATAGGCTCGGAATCAAAATCAAAGGTGGCGTATGGATAGATGACCTCTTTTCGAGGATTCGTTTCTAAAAATGTTTCTGGGTGTATCTCTTGTAAGATTCTTACCAGCTCTCGTATAAACTCTTCCATCACTTATCCCCCTTTAAATGTAGCTCCGTATTCTTTCCCTAGAATTTCGATGACTTTTTCTTTATTCTGCCGAAACGCGTTTCTTAAAAACTTTTGTGGTTTCTGACCTCTTGTAAAATGCCATTCTCCATCTGATCCCTCAAAGAACCATCCACCTTTACGTCCTGAGCCATTTTCAGCAAATTCTCCGGTTCCGAATTCAACATAAATGGCGTATTGTTCTGGCGAGCCGACAATGCCGACCACTTTTCCTCCAACAGCCTTAAGTTGATAGTCTATCCGGTCTCGCAACTGTCCTGTTTCAACTGGCGCACCAGACTTTGCAGCAGCTTTGATAATCATGAGGACTTTAGTCATACCCCGTTCTGCCGTCGCGTCTAACTCTTTTTTTACCTTGTCTTTGTAGCTGATAAATTTAAAGTCATTCTTCGCCACTTAAAACACCTTCAAACTTCAAATAAATTTCATTGTGATGCTTTATGCCAACAGGATTATCGGAATACGTAATATCGTAATAACGATTTGTTTGATCAACTACTCGCATATTGTCTGTTATCCCCTCAATAAATTCGGGAATAATAAGAATGTGTGTAGATTCTTCTACAAATGCGTTCTGTTTCGTTGTTTCATCTGTTCCTGTCACCAAGTCGATATATCCAGAAACTTCTTTAAACAAGCCCCAATCGTCAATAAGCCCTCCTAATCCGTCAGGCTTTTGGCCTTTGACCTCTTGTAGAAAAAAGGTTTGAGGTGAGTACATTATCCCCACCTCATTTTTTTATATTTATTTAAAAAACTGAACTTTGCTGCAGGAAAGCCCTCGATATTATCACTAGCGTTCACATCGTAATACGTGATAGACATTCTAGCGATAGATTCTGACTTAATGCCTAACTTTGCGCCCATCGATTTTTTAAATCGTAAAAGTTCTTCAATACCCATTTTAATATCTGCTGGATACTCTACTTTTGTAATAAAAGCACCAGAAAAAGAACCCTCAAAAAAAGGCTCTTCAACATCTGTTTCCAGTGTCTTTTCTGTGATAGCTTCAACAGTTGTTAGGCAATCGTTTACTTTAGAATTACTAATTTGAATCGTATCACCTACTCGTAAACCAAGAGGGTTATCTTTTAACACAATAGAATTACCCTTAAAAACAACATCCCTAAAGCGTATATGAACGTTTTGAAAATTATTATTGGTTAGTTGCCTAACTGTCTGTTCGAACGCGTCTAAGTCACTCTGAGTAACCGATGGATCAATTTTTTTTGCTTCTTCAATGCTGATAATCAAGTTAGCCACCTCCTAAGATGCAGGTGTACCTGTTACTGCAATAGAGGTTGTAAACGCACCGGAAGTAAATTCAAATGTCGCTTTACCTTCTGCAATAATTGAGCCATCAAATCCACCGTTTTTATTTTTAGTGATAGTAGCAACACTCTCATTACTAGATATCACTGTAATTGCTGAAATTACAGCTTGTGCGTTTGTGGCATCTACTGGATTAGCTGCAATAGTAAATGTCTTAGTTGCGCCTACTGCACCCGTCCATGTTTTCTGACTAGGCGTGATACCCGTTGCTGGATTAGTAGGCGTTACGCTTTTTTTACTGCTTTTAAAATAGCTACTTTATTTTTTTCAGGGATGTGTTTACCATATTTTCCAGCTCCCTGGATTGCTACTCCGTTAAAATCTTCGGAGTCAATAGCACGTGTTACAGAAATACCAACGCCCGCAATACCTACGCTATCCGCGGAAAATTGAGCCATTTCCCCAGTTTGTAATTTGCTTTCTGGAATTTCAACCAATACAAAACCTTTAAATTTATATATTGTTTGTTCATCAATGTTAGCACTTGAATTTTTAGTTGTTGTTGCTAAACCATTGTCTACTAAAAAATCATAAACATCAGGGTGAACATAAGCAACCCAAGCAAGAGACTTAGAAACTAAATTATTCACAAAAGTCTTATGCGCCGTTGAGAACAGCTTAGTTACTCCTTCACTGGTTAATTCAAACTGAATCGTTTCAGAGGCTGCATCAGATAATGCTTTACCTAATAAACCGTCGATATACTCAGCCCAAGCAATCGCTTGTTCCTCTAATCTTTCAGCTACTACTTCGTCAGCGTCATCGTTTACTGTGATATTATCCACTCCTTCGTGAATCGCTAACGGAGATTCATAAGGAACCGTTGTATCAATAGATTTAATTTCTTTACGTGGCCCAAAACGATTAGAGTTGCCAGTTCCTGTACCAAACGCTACGTTTTCACCAGTGTTGTAGGGTTGCATTACCACAGGTGTATCTGAAGTTTTTAGCAACAAAAATGTGTCGCTATCTTTTACAGCATCCGACGTCTGCAACTTCCCTCCAAACGCACGTAAAAAATAAGATTTTTTCTCTGTAATTTTGGCTAATAAGCCTGCATATTGTTTCGTGTAAAATTTTGTAGCCATAAAAAATTCCTCCAATTACTCGTATTTTGATAAGATTGCTTCAAATGGATCTTTTTCGTTTGGTTCCTTCCCTTTTGGCAGTTTGTTATCAATTGGTTGATAGCCAGCTTTATTTTCAGCCTTTTTTTTCGACTTATCATCGAGTGTATCCTTCTTTTCAAAGTAATCAGGGATGGAAGCTTTCAAGTTTTTCACTTTACTTTCTAAGTCCTTCACATTCCCATCTTTGTCAAGTTCTAACTCACCTAATTTAAATAAAGCATAATCAATATCCTTAGCCCCTACACTTTGTAATGCAGCAGATACTTGGCTATTGATTTTCAAATCTTTGTTTTCCTTTTCCAACGCGTCTGCCTTTTCTTTTAAATCAGCTAGTTCTTTTTGAACATCCGGATTGTCCTTTGTTTTAGCTTCTAGCGATTTTAAAGTTTTATTTGCTTCAGCTAACTGGCTTGAAAGGTTATTATATTGGTCTTTTGGTACTGCATTTACAGGAAATTCTTTGTCAATTTCTTTATTAGCAGCCTCCATATCCAACGTACCATCTTCTTTCGTGTGTTTTGCTAAAATTTGTTTGATCCATTCCATCGTTTTCTACCTCCATAGCATTTATATAGCGGTCGCTGCCGCTTAGAGTGTCAGAATATACCGTCTGCTCGGTAGCGGTGCCCTTTTAACGTCATGGCTCCTGGACAAAATAAAAAGACTTATCAATAAGCAAGTCTTAACTCCTCATATCATCTAATACTTGTTGTTTTGCTATATCTAGCATGCCTAGCAGCGGCAAACTTCCATTTTGGCTGTAATAAGTAGTGACCTCTCCATTTGGCCGCTGTACAACAATTGTGGCCTGTTCAAAATCAGGCTCTTGGCTTGATACCCATTCGTAAAACTCTTCGTTCGTCTGCCCTCGCTCTTTTTTACGTTGAATATCTTTAATAGTTTGAACTTTTTTCTTCACGGGTTTTTCCTTTCTCAAAAATTCTTCGTAGTCTGCGTCTAAATGGTCGTAAGGATCTTCCATCTTATGGCCTCCTTTAGGTACAAAAATAGCACTCAGCCACTTAATGGGTGAGTGCTACTATTCGTTATAATTATCCGCATCAGCTTGCCACCTATCTAGCAAAGTGGGCTGATTAAGTTTATGTTGTTGATAATATTCCTGTCTCAATCGCTCACGTTCATCAGGCGTTTTCGCTGTGTCTAGCAGCTTATATAACTCATCAAATTCCTTATCAGTCATCTCTAAAGCGCTACGTCTATAATCCACATCTACCTTACCCAAGAATTGTCACCTCCAATATATTATCGACTATCTCCACTGTATACTTCAAATTTCTGTTCAGTAGGAATTCACTTTCCTTTTTCATTGAACTGTTCGTTCCTATATAAGCGCCTTGCGTTCCTTTAGGAATCAGGAATTTAACTACGCTACCGTCCTTATTTGCACTGGTAAAATTTAAAAAATCCTCGGCAACTTTTTTGTTGATACTAGTAGACTTGAATTCTTTGAATACATTTCCGTTTAGAATAGCATCATATTCATTTGCAGATACACCTCTATAAGTTATTATATCATGTTTCAATTTAAATTTACTAATAGCATCATCTAAATTTTGAATAATATTGACAAGATAAGGTTTTTCTCTTGGATTATATTTTTCATTTCGAAGTATCTTATTCATTTTAGCAAATGCGTCTGATGTATAATCTTTCATAGCATTAACTTGTTCAGGCTTCAATCCAGCAACCCATTTATCACTATCATCTTGCAGATCAGATTGACCGAAGAAGTCCAGCTCAGTAAAATTCGGTTTTGGTTTCGATTCATTTTGTCTGATTCTATCTGCATACCACTCATCATAGCTTTTAAATTCTGACATCTCTTTAGATTCATTATCTTTTCTAAGTTCAGGACTGATATCGTCAACGACTTCAATTGTTGTACATCGGCAATTCACATCTTCTGATGCTATCCCAAACATCCGCGGACCTTTTGCCGAATGCCCTCTAATGGTAAACTCTTCGTCTACATCAACCTCTTTACCGTCTAACTCTTGGTGGGTTCGGCGTGTATGTTTGTCAATCGTGGCAAGCCATTTCTTTTTAATATTGATGCCCAGCTCTTTTGCTTCTTCATATCCTTTTTGGGTAGTGACAGACTGAGTACGTCCTGCTTCTGTTCTTGCAATACGTAATGCTTGTTTGTAGCTAGCTTCTGTTTCCTCATTAATCCATCTAGCTATTTCAGCATAACTTTTACCCTCGAATAAGCCCGTTATGATATTGTTAGTCACATTTTGGGCTAATTCATCACGGTACTTGTATAAACGCTTTGAGAGCCTCTTACCCGCTACAGGTGCATTGACGAGATTCATAATATAATCATGGTTAATTAACGGCATATTTAGTGCTATATTCTGTGACTGCTCTAGCGTATACCACAGTCCATAATATCCCTGTTCAGCTTGTTTTGCAGAATAACCTTTGATAGTTTTTTCAACTTTCGGTGAGTTTAACTGAAGAATGGCATTAATTTCATCAGCAACACTAAAAAGTCTCTCTACTTCCAAACGGGTGGAAAAAGAAAGACTTTCTGCATTTTCTGTATAAACTTTTAGTCGCTTTTTGATGTCGATTAATGATTGACGATAAACATTAAATAGCTGATTATCCGTTTTCTGGTAATTGGCCTTCTGTAGATCCTGTAGCTCCTTCTGCCATTTGTTGAGTTGGGGCATCTGGGTTCACCGCCGTTTCCTCTTCATCGGTATTATCCGATAAACCTTTAGTATATTCTGCTTCTTCCAAGGCTTCTTTCACGTCTTCCCAATCAAGGTCAAACTGTTCGCAGATAAGACGTAAAACGTTGTCGTCGTCAAGGCGAGGTGCTACTTGCAAGATAGATTCAAGGATAATTTTTCTTGTCTCTGCTTCGGTTTTCTCATTGTTAACAATATCTGTTTCATTCACCATTACTTCTCTAGTAAACGTAAATGAAACTTCTGTTGGGTCAAATGCTTTAGTATAACGACGATTAATGTCATCAATAACAAGCTTATTCATCCATTCTAGTAAAGCTCGTAGTCTGGCTTCAGTTTTGTTGGCTTTCATGTTTAATAGTGTATAACGTGCTTTTATCACTATGTTGGTGATATTCCCGTCGCCTACTTGAGTTGAATCAAAGGCCATTCCAAACTTATAGATATTTTCTTTGTCAATCTCCATTTTGGTTTTACGCCCTTCAGTTGGAATCGTTACTGTTTTAACATCTAAGCCCCCATCTGAACCAGTACCAACAACCTTTTTAGATTTAACATTTTGTCTTAATTTTGAAAGATCGTCACCTTGGAAACCTGATACAACGTAAATGGCTTCCGCAAAATCTTGTAAATTGTTTGATAAAAAACAATTCATTAAGTCGTAATCATCTATCAGTGCCTTAATAGGCTTTAAATCCGTCGTTTCCTGTTTATTATTTGATAACCGATAAAAAGGTATTTGTCCGTAGCTTCGTTGCAATAAGCTTTCATTCTCGCTATCAACTGCTAAAACATGTGGCCTTGGATTAATTGGTTCAGCTTCATCTAATTCATAATCTTTGTTATCCTCAGCTACAAAAAAATAAACGTTCTGATCAGTCCACACTTCCGCGTGATGGATATCGACTGTCTCACCGTCTTTCTCGATTTCAGTGATATAATGACGGCAAATACGTTGTAATTCATTGTATTCGTTGTATACACCAAACACGTTTAAACTATCAGCCACTTGAAAACACAATCGATCTTCTGCATTGGTTCTTGCATAAACATACTCAAAACCTTTTTGGCTTGAACCTTCCACAAGCTCTTGTAGCACTACTTGAAATTCAGAATTGTAATACTCTGCTAAATACTCTTTAAGTTCTTCGTTTTCTGTTTCGTATTCAACAGGATTAGATAAAAGGTATTGAGTTTTTTGGTCAACAATTTCTGGGAAAAAGCCGTGCGGGATTCGTACGTTCGAGGCGTATTTGTCTTCTCGCAGTACCCCCTCATCGTCTACGTAAAAGATACGATTGTTCATGATATCATTTTCATGGTTATAGTACCGAATACCTGTCTCTGCCTCTCTTTTTGAGGTAGATTTTCGATCTTTGTCAATCGCCGCCTTTAAAGCACTGGCGATAATCTTCACGTCTTCACTAAGTAAAGCTTCCATTTACAGCCTCCTTTCTAGTATAGCCATTTATTTGTGTTCTTAATTTCTCTAAGCAGACTAGCTGCACTGTCTGGTGCGTCGTCGTGTTCTGCGTTCTCTGTATAGTCTAGTATCTCGGCTATATATTCTTTGTCTGTGTCTTCAAGCCAAATTATTCGGCTCCAATACTTCCGCAAATAAGAAGATATCTTGATAAACTTATTTGTTTTTTCATGATACTTTTGCACGTATTGACTTCGTTCGATTAGGTGTTTAGCTAAATAACCTTTATCGCCGTTCGTTTCAGTGTAAAATGTTCCAGCTTGGTAGTATTGATGTAGTTGCAATATTTCAGGTAAGCAATCATCAACGTGTTTCTGCCATTTCTTGCCAAACCCGATAATGGTTCCGTCCTTTTGCTCTTTAAAAATGGTAAATGCTGTGCTATCACCACCTCCGTATGCCGCGTCGATGTGTGCTACACCGTTATAAATAAGGTTAGTGTTATCGATATAGGTCGGTGCAGTAAATAGCGATTCACTATCAGCGATGTGTTTTAACTCGTAGTTCGCTGCAAAGAGCGACGGTGTCATAGACTGCTGTAACGCTTTACGTTGTTCTTTGTCAATTAATCCTGTTTCGTAACAATCGAATTTCTTGACGTTAGGCATTTTAGAAATTGCATCTTCCTTATGCCAAGGCGTGCCTGTGTTAATAAAACGGCCCCCACGATTCTTCACATTCTGCAATTCTTGATACTGCAGCTTTGTTTTCTCTCGTTCCGCACGGCTCACACGGTCTTTAATGTTAACAATATCATCAGTGATAACGATATCCGCGTGTTTACCTGTTAATGAAGCATAAATCCCCATACCGAGTAATTGAGATGTTCCCCGGGTAGATGTTTTTAAGTTGGTATCTATTTCTGTTGTAGTCTCTTTCAAAAGCACCAATTCAACACCATATAATGCAAATACAAGCGTTTTAAAGTATTTGCTTGATAAAACCTTAGCCACTTGTAAAATAATCTCTACGACGTCTGTATCGGTCTTACGTAAGAAGATAATATTTTTATTGGGAAAAAGAATCATCAACAATGCAATAGCAATCGCCAATGTAGTTGTTTTAAATGAGCCACGATGAGCCAATAGTGTTTGATCGTCTTTCTCGAACAAAAAAGACTTTAACCAATCATTGTGCAGTTCTGCTAAGTCGGTAAACCCAACTAAATTTCCGAAAATTACCGGGTTCGTTTTGATTAGGTTTAAATATTTTCGCTTTTTAGGGCTCATGCAGAATCACCCTCGAAAAATTGCTCGATTTCGACAGCTGCATCGGAGATATTAAGCACGCCTGAAACTTCAGTTTCTTTTCGATCTCGCCATTCGTCCGGCTTTCTATTTTTCAACCAGAAAATAGCTGCAGTTGGATTAGGAGCTACTTGTTTTGTTACTTCTTTTGTAACAACTAGCTCTGTTCTATCTTCTTTTTTTGGTAAACTTAACACAAACGATATATAGTCAGTGATTTTATTTGCTTTGTATTTATCATAAAAATTCTGGTTCTGATACCACGATAACCACTGATGATCCTTTTTACTTGAATTGCAAGAACGACATGCAGGAACTACATTCGAAAAAGTCAACTCTCCTCCTTTTTTTAATGGGTCAAGATGATCTTTGGTTATTTCATCTGAATCACCGCAATACGCACAGCTGTAATTAAAATAAGCAAGTGCTGTTTCCCACTCTTCTTCTGTCAAAGCCGATTCACCGTTATGTCGTTTCTTTTGGCCGTTATCAGCCATTCGCTCTTTTGTAACTTCGGTATATTCGTAACCCACTGCACTCTTAAATAAAGCATTCTCCACTTGGCGATCGACAACTTCTTTGCCTTTTTTTAAGGCTGCCGAAAGTGCCGGAAATTTTTTTACCCATTCTCTAAAAGTTGAATAAGCTACACCAATGTTTTCAGCTATCTGCTTATCGATGAGGCCATCTCGTGCCCATCCTTCGATTTTGATTAACCCTTCCTCGGTTAGCCACTCTGTGTACTTCGCCATGACCTCACCTTCTTTCTGTATAAAAAATAGACACCTTCCAAAAACGGAAGGTGCCTTTTCTGCATAATTTTACTGATATCAGTATATCACGATTTATCAAGAGATGTTGTGCCTTTTTTGTGCCCTCTTTTTGATTCATTGATAATAGAGGCATGTCTTTTTCTGATATAATCATACCCATGGTTCAATTCTTTTGCGATTTCTTTCAGTGTCAGACCTTCAAAATATTTCATTCTTAAAATGTGTTGATCTAGTCCTTTGAAGCTATAAACTAGCTTTCGTAAATCGTAGATTGAATTCATTTTCCACGCTAAACGTTTTTCATGGTCTTCGATAATATCTTCCAACTTTGATGCTTTAGAATCCTTAGTCAACGTATATCTTCCTAAGTCCTCAGGATCGCACCATCGCTCTAACTCACTTTTGTACGTCTCTAATTCCCAATCAAGGTAATAGATTTCTTGTTCTAACTTTTGATAACTATTTAACCATTCATACAAAGCTGTTACCTCCTGTACTCCTCGATTTTGGCTTTCACTGCAGCCATTAGCGCTGATTGTCCTTGTTCTTTTGCTTGTAAAGCTTTGATTACTTGTTCGTCAATAGTACCTTTCGTCACTAAGTGATGAATAATAACAGGCTGTGTTTGTCCTTGACGGTCTAATCTGGCATTGGCTTGTTGATAAAACTCCAAAGACCATGTAAGCCCAAACCATACGATGATGTGCCCGCCTTTTTGTAAATTTAGGCCGTGCCCTGCTGATTGTGGATGGGCTAAAAGTAAAGGAATTTTTCCCTCGTTCCATTTCTCAATATCCCCATCAGACACATTTAAAGCCTTTGCTTGTTTAAATCGTGCTTGGATTCTTTCTAAGTCATGTTGGTATTGATAAAAGACTAAAACCGATTGCCCTTGTGCGTCCTCTATAACGCGTTCTAGCGCATTTAACTTTTCTTGGTGTATTTCCCTTCCGTCACCGTTTTCGTCGTATACAGCGCCGTTAGACAGCTGTAAAAGCTTGTTTGATAGTGTAGCCGCATTACTAGCTACAACGTCTGTTCCTTCGAGTTCTAACACGTATTCCCGTTCTAGCTCTTTGTACTGTTTCCAGCTTGTCGGGTTCAAGTCTAGCTCGATAATATTTTCCGTTCTCGGTGGGAGTCGCAAATAATCTTTTGCTTTCATACTCACGCATATATCGCTTATTTTGTTGTAAATCGCTTCTTCTGCTCCTGGGATTAATTGCCAAGAGTACACGATATGCCCGTTTTTTTGTGCGGGTACAAAATATTTATTTCGATACTGGGTGATTGTTTTGCCCAGCCGTTCGCCCTGATCCAATAAATACATTTGCGGCCATAAATCTAAAAGGCTGTTAGGGGAAGGTGTCCCTGTTAGTCCGATAACGCGTTCCATCTTCGGGCGTACTTTTCGTAATGCTTTAAATCGTTTGGCACTACTTGACTTAAAACTGGATAGCTCGTCTATAATCACGGTTTTAAAGGGCCAGTTTCGCTGATAATAATTGACTAGCCACTCCACATTTTCACGATTGATTAAATAGACATCCGCCTTTTTGAATAAAGCTTCTTCACGTTGCTTTGGGTTTCCTAACACTTTTGAAAAAGTGAGGTGCTGTAGATGGTCCCATTTTTCAATTTCATCGGTCCATGTCTTTTCTGCAACTGATAAAGGGGCGATTACTAACACATTCTCGATGATTTCAAACGTGTGTAACAGCTCGTCAATAGCGCTCAAACTGGATAAAGTTTTCCCCAGTCCCATGTCTAAAAGTAAAGCACAGTAGGGATGATCAAGAATAAAATTCTTAGAGTATTCTTGGTAAGGATGTAGGATTGCTTTCATGTTTTAGATCACTCCTTTTATCTGACATATCCTTTTAAAACTATTCTTGTAAATTTATCCACTTTCTCTTTAGAATCAATGACAAAAATAGGCATCATTTGATCGTTAAACTTTTCCATAACTTTCAACTGATCTTTTCTTGGTTTACCTCCAGGTCTTTTGAGTTCTGCAAAAAATACATTACCACGATATACAATAATTCTATCTGGAACGCCCCTAGTTCCCGGAGAGGTAAATTTATAACATAGTGCCCCTATGCTTTTTATCTGCCTAACCAGATACTTTTCAATGTCATTTTCATTTTGCATATCTTGCCTCCTTGTCTGTCACACTTGTGGCACTCGCGCGCGCGAATAGGCTAAACACCCCATTTTACATATATACATATACGTCCTATATATGTATATTTACTATTTCTATATATGGATAGAAATAGGTGTTACAAGTGTTACAACATTAATTTATTCTTACTCTCTCAAGGTTTATAGGCGTAACACTCCCTGTAACACCTGCGACAAAATAGGTGTTACAGGTGTTACAGCTAACATTTTAGGTGTAACACTTTCCGCTTTTTTTGGTGTTACACCTAAACCCGCATCATTACTACTTTTTTGTTTTAGGATGTAACACGTAAATATGCTACTTGTACCCCATATCCTGGGCCAAATCTTAGACGCCCTTTGTTTCCTTTTATATTTTTCTCCCATTCAGGTAGATGGTTTAATATCTGCCGAATCTCTGCGGCTTTCGCTGGATGGATATTCTTGGAATCTCCGTTGTACAATTCATTCCAAACCTCTGCAATACACACTTTGTTCCTAACAATATCGCCTTCTTCCTGAATATCGGTGCCCCACCCCTGAATATACTCTCGTCTTTCTTGCTTACTTCGTTTGTACCAATCTTCCGTTATTGGAATTTCTAAATATTCAAAGATTTCGCCTTCCATGCTAGAGGTTTCCGTGTGCATTTCTTGGGCTTCTAATGCTAGTTTTTCTTGTTCATCTGTTAAATACAAGGGTTCTCCTGCTTGCCACAACTCAACGGCTTCCGCCCATATCTGATCGCGCGTTTCGTCAGTCATTTCCCACACTTTGTTTTTGATCGGTTGGATGCCCACATCTACAGGCCAAAAACGCCGATTCCCTGTTTTATCTCTCAAAAACTCGTTATCGTTCGTTGTTCCCCAAAAGACACAACGGCGTTTAAAATAGGACTTATGACGGCCATAGGCCACACGGAAAATGTCTTCTTGTTTACTAATAAAATGCTTGGTGGCTTCAATGTCGGCTTTTTTCGTAGCTGACAATTCGCCCATTTCCATAATCCAAACGCCTTGCAACGCTTCGTAGGAATCTTTCCCCGTCACACCTTCTAAGCTGTTAGAAAACCAATCTCCTGCCAATTTTGCAGGCAATAGCGTTTTTCCTATCCCTTGTGGACCACTCGTTACTAGCATGTAGTCAAACTTAATTCCTGGTACAAAAATACGCCCCACTGCAGCAGTTAAGAACTTCTTAGTGACAACACGATTAAACGGCGTATCTTCTGCACCTAAGTAGTCAATCAGCAAGGTTTCTACGCGAGGCACACCGTCCCAGTGTAAACTCTCAAGGTATTCTTTTACGGGGTCATAAGAGTTTCTTTCGATCTCTTGGACTAATGCGTCATCAATTTTACCGCGGCTAACAATGCCGTAAATTTTTTCGACGTAGACCCGTAACCCTGCATCGTCGCTGTCCTTCCACATCTTGTCTTGGTCTAATTTCCGCCATGGCAGGTTACCCTTAACCTCAATACGATTAGAGAAGCTGTTCATAAAGATTTTCTTTTTAAGGTTAGGGTCGTTCAGCATAATAACCTCTAAATTTTTTGCGGAGGCCATAATCTGACCGTATTCGTCAATTTCAAGGTCCAATTTTGTAAACCAGTCTTTGTCGTCCTCTTCCAATTCGTCTAGCTCGCCGTCAAAGTCTTCTAACGCTTGTGACAAACGTTCGCTTTGAATCAAGGTCTTAACTTGCTTGTCTTCCATTGCGAACTCTCGCATCGCTTTAAATGACGGGTAACGATCAATCCGCGTCGTCGGTTTGACGTCGTCGTCTAAATCGCCAAACAAATGAATGCGGACAAGGTCAAACGCATTAACCAGTTGATCGCCTACAGGGTCCGTACCATGGTGGGAATAAGCGAACTTATCATCATAAATCACTAGCCCACCACTAGTTGAGCCTCCTAAGAACGTCCAACGGTCATCGTGACCTGTCGGTCCATATACTTCTGGTAAAAAGGTTTCAATTGCCGAAATAATGTCGTACGAACGACAAAACGCCCCAACAATTCCCTTTTTCTCTAACGGGTCCCCCGCTTTTTTCGCTTGGTTTTCCCGGATTGAATGCCCCCGAGAACTTTCAGGCCAGAAACTAGAGTCCCGCCAGTCTTCGTATTGGCTTAAAATCTCGTCAGGATCTACCCAAGGTAAATCGATGTTATCGGTGAAATATTCCCCGTCTATCGAATGACTGGGCCAATACATCAAACGTTCTGCCTGATAAGTCGTATCGTCAAAGTTATCCATGCCGAAAAACTCCGCAAGCTTTCTCGCTAGGGGCTCATACTCTTCGGCGGTTACTGGGCGACTTAACGGAATAATCAACCGATAGCGCGGACCTTTCACTAAATGGCTGTGTGTCGTGTAGACAGCTGCAGCATGATCAAATAACAGCTGTACATCGTCCCAAAAGTCTAACGTCGTGCTGTCGGCATCTAACGTAACAAGGCTACGCTGTTGCGTATTTCCTCTTTTCCGTCGTCCTTCTTTTAACCAACCACCAATAAACGCGCCAACGTCTTTGACCTCGCCTTGTTTCGATTTCGGCATTTTTTTGTAGTCCTCGACAGTCTCTTGTGTCACTGTCGGCGTTTTCAATCGTTGGATAAAATCCGACCAAGACATCTGCCGATTTTTCCATTTTTTCTCGGTTTTTGAAGCACCAACTGCAAGATGGATTTCACCATCATAGGCTAATTTGATGTTTTTTTCTGGCTGTTCCATCTTTCCGCTTCCTTTCTTTTATTGTTTAAGGATGAAACCTAAACAGTCAAGCCATCCTTTTTGGTAGTTACTTGTGGGTAATTTCAACTCGTAGTCAATTGCAGCGCTTATCACTTTCTGGTAATAAACATTCAAAAATCGCTTCTAAAACAGGGACTACGATACTGTTTCCTGCTTGATGATAAAGTGTTGTATTTTTGTACTTTTCGTTTTTTCCAGGGTTTGCTTTTTTAGCGTTGTTAAAATCATCATCATCAAACCCCATTAACCGCCAACACTCTTTTTCAGTTAGAATCCTATATTTGTTCTTCTCATATTCAATCAAACCGCTATTGGGACACCGATCTTGTCTCGTGGTAATCGTATAAACAAAATCGTTTACGACTTCTAATCTGCCACTAAAACCATTTGCTAAGCTATTTTTACTTCTAATCTTTGATAACATACTAGGCTGTGTCACCAAATATTTTTGATCAGTGGTGACTTCCAGAAAATTTCCCAGTGGTTTTAGTGGTCTGTGTTTAAGTAGATCAAAGTTGAATGGTTCACCATCTAATTTACTAATAGCAAATACTCTTTTTCGTTTTTGAGGAATACCAAAATCCATTGCATTTAAGATTTTATATGTTGTGAAATATCCTAGCTTTTCCATATCACTTAAGTATTTTTGAAACGCTCCAACTAGTTTTTTTGAAAATACATTCGGAACATTCTCCCAAATTACTACTCGAGGTTTCCATATACCAAAGTTTTCTATAATTTTAAGTGTCTCAAACATCAGGCTACTTCTTGTTCCATCTTCAACATTACCGCCATATTGCTTACCACCAATAGAAAAATCTTGACAAGGGCTACCATGCACTAAAATATCTGGCTTCAAATTCCATCCAACAACAGATTGTGGTTGATATTTTATTTCTTTTTCAAACATAGCGTTATAACTTCGTACTGCTTTTTCATTCCATTCAACATAATCAATTGATTTGTGCGGAATTCCTAAATTTATTAATGCTTTTCTCGGCGCACCAATACCACCAAATAGTTCTAAAATTTGTATCATAATTTCAAAGGAGTAAAGAATTCTTTGTGGTCGACCAAACCTCCACTCCTTTCTGTATTAGTCTTTCATATAGTATTTGGCTTCAAAACCTTCGGCGTTCAATGGCAGCCCTTCCGCCCATTCTGGCACAACAGACATGATTTCGTTCATCTCTTCGATGGACTTTTCACCGTCTGGCACTTCGGCTACTGCCTCATCGTGCACATGGAAAACGATAGGATAGCCTTCCCGTTCAAGCCGTAGCATCGCTTCTGCTAGAACATCTCTTGCGGTTGCTTGAACGATGTTTTCCACCAGCTTACCGCCGTAGGTTTGCTGTTTGGTAAACATGACTTTATCGCCTTGACCCTCATAAAAAACGGCGGGTCCATAATCTCCTTGTTCTAAATGGGCTTTGGCATAAGCTAATTTCCGCCCACTTGGAAGCTGAATAAATAAGAATCCTGCTTTTTTGTAAAATTTCAGCCCTCGAGGTCCTTTTTTGATGCCGCCGTTTTGTAGACAGTCAATCACAGCTTTTTGGGTTTCATGCCAAAAATTCTTAATTCGTTTATTAGCAGTACGCCAACGATCCACAATATCTTGTAATTCGTGTTCTTCAATACCGTTTTCTAGTGCGCCCATTGCTTTTAATGCACCAGAGCCCCCTTGATAACCAAGCGCCAATGTCGCCACTTTTCCACGTTGGCGCATGTCTTTACCTTCGTGGCTTTTCCAGTCGTAGTCTGTTACTTCACCTAAATGGAACATCTGCGCCGCTGTTGCTTCGTAAATTTTGCCGTGTGTGCGGAATACTTCGAGCACCCAATCTTGTTTGGCGTACCAAGCAATCACTCGAGCTTCAATCGCTGAAAAGTCAGACACAATGAAACGATGCCCTTCTTTGGCAACTAACCCTGTTCGGATAAGTTGTTTCAATGTGTCTGGCACATCTTCATACATTAATTCGATGCCTTCAACATCTTTTGCTTTCACAAGCTGACGGGCAAAGTCAATTTCACTTAAATAGTTTCTAGGCAAGTTCTGTACTTGTAATAATCTCCCTGCCCATCTTCCTGTGCGGTTGGCACCGTAAAATTGTAAAATGCCATGAATGCGATTGTCCGAACAACGGGCGTTATCCATCATCAAATATTTTTTTGTGCTTGAATTAGATAAACTAAGGCGCAATTTTAGTACTTCCGCCACATTCTCAGGCAAGTTTCCTAAAGCTAAAGCCTTTAACACAACCTCTTTTCCTAACTTCTCGAAAGGCGTTCCCTGTTCTTCTAGCCACTTTTTCAGTTGGGCTAAGCTATTAGGATTTTCCAAGCCTGTTAATTCCTTCATTTCGTTTAATCCCGCTTCACTTAAATCGGCCATAATATCAATAGCAGCCGTTGCCAATTCGTGGTCAATTTCTGCCCCTCTGTCGTTAATCCGCTGATCCAAGGTGTAAAGCTTCCACTCACTTTCGGGGACAGGAAAACGATTCAACTTATTCGCGATAGCCATTTCTACATTGACGTCTTGAATACAATACTCTATAAATGTTTGCCATTTTTCGGGAGCGTGTTCAGGTAAATTTCTTGTGCGCATGCCGTTTTTCTTAGTCGGCTTACACGGTTTAGAAAAGAAGTTAATCAGTTGCGTACCTCTCGTATCTTTTTGCTGTTCAATGTTTAAATATTTCGCACACTGACCTAAAGAAGCTGGCAACCCTAATTCATTTGCGTGAACCATCGTACAATGCCATTGTGCAGGGTCTAAGTAGTACGGAATACCTAAATACTTAGACAAACAAACGCGCTCAAATTGGGCATTGAATGCAATTTTAAGCACGTTCTTATCTGTTAGCGCAGCCACTATCTCATCAGGTATTTCACTAAGTGTTAAATCCTCACATTTGACAGGCTGGCCATCAACTGAATAAGCAAAAAGTAAAATTTCAAAGTTGGGGCTATCGGCGTATTTATAAACCCCAACTTTGGTTAAGTCTTCATCCGAATACGTTTCAATATCAATATTTAATGTTTTCATTTGCTATCAGCCGTTTCAGATGGTAACCGCAATTTACTTTTATCAACGGCAATCATCGGAAGCTGCGCTTCTTCCTCTTTAAAAACATCGACATTGAATCCTAGTTCTTCAAGATAAGCCACTCCTTGTTTAGCAGGCACTCTTTCTACATTTGCAACAATCGCATTGTACGTTTCTCTTACCTCTCGGATTTCTTGATCATAAACAGCTTCTACTTTCGCAAGCCCTTTTATTGAGTTATACTTAAGTTTTTCAAGAAACCCTTTCTTATAGGTTTCAAAATCTCTAGCATCTGTGTCGCGATAAAAGCTCCATATTTCCAAACTGTTTTCTTCTAACAAATCGACAAGTTCATTTTTTACGTTTTGGCGAATCTTGAGTGATTCAAAATAGCCGCGTAATTTCTTAAATTCAGGATCAATTTTCAGCCACTCCGATTCAATATGTGCACGAATAGCCTTCGTCTTTTTTGCTCTTATTTCTTTTTCCACTGAATTTTTTAAGGTATCCACATAGTTTCTTAAACGTGCTTTAGTTGGTTTCATTTTTTCCTACCTCCTGATCTTCTACTGGTGTATATTCTTGTTTAACGTAAAATGCTATATTCGGTAGTTCAGACAGTCTAAGTGAATACTCGTTTGCCTGAACAAGTGAACCTTTAACTGTAGAGAAATAAATCATATTTGATTTTCCCTCTTCAATTAGCTCAAAAACATCGTGCAACTCAATAGGTAAATAAATTGGTTGTTTACTCATTTCAATTTCTCCTTTCAAAAGAAAGGGGCATTTTAGCCCCTTATTCAATTTTTAGCTAAACATATCGTCTTCTTCGTCTTCCCACTCTAAATCACCAAAATCGGATTCAGCATTGGCACGACCGCCTAAGAAGTCTCCTTTACATAACGTTAAAATGTTGTTTAGCCCAGCAGTAACCCCTTTGTTTCCTGCGGTACTGTAAGCATAAAAGTTAATAGAAACATTCGCATAAACACCTGAATAGACTTCGTCCGGATCGTCTGTTTTTACAAGCACACCATCTTCACGTTTTACGACTTGTGGTTTCGTTTTACTTGATACGTTGATAAACATTGCGTTTTCAAATTCTGGGCGTTCTTCGGTGTCCATTTCTTCATCGCCATCGCGTAGCGTAGTTTTTAAGCGCTCAAATTTAACGCCTTTTAATTTGTCCCCTTTTGCGCCTTCATAGGCTGTTTTGATTGCCTCTTTCATCGCTTTAAGGGTTTCCTTATCGTCTTTTGGAATAATCAACATGCAAGAATATTTTTTCTCTTGCCCTTCTTCCATCGCATGAGGTTCTAACACATGCACAAAACTTAATCTCACTTGATTTGTAATTACTTTCGTTCCAGTTACTTTTGCCATTTTAAATTCCTACTTTCTTATATTTTTTAGTTAAATAATTCGTCTTCTTCTAAATCATCTAACGAATTAGAAGCTTGATCTGTAAAATACTGTTTAATGTCCGAGATGATTTGTTCTTTCATCTCTAAAATAGATTCTTTATAGGTTTTTAGGTTCATTGTCCACGTTTCATCTACAAGCAATGAGTTAGTAACTAACGACGATAACGCCGCTTCAATCGTGTTAAAATATCCTTTAAATAACACTTTATTCTCACTGAATACATAAAGCCCAACATTGCGTGTATCTTCTCTTGTGATGTAATAACCTTTACCGCTAAAAATTACAGGCTTTTCTTTACATGATTTTTGAGGCATTTTACCCCCCACCTTCTACTTAAATACATCCAAAGTACCTTCTTGACGTTCTAAGATAACCACCGTATCTGTCACCTTAATATTTACAGGGCGATTTCCTGCGCTGTTTTCAACGGTAACAATAACCGCATTTAAATCATCAAAAGGCTGTATAACAGTAAATTCATCCTCAGATACGTTAATTCCTGAATGCTCCGCTTTCTCCATTCCCTTTTTTAGAGTTGAAGATATTGCCTCTTGTGTGTCAATTTTTTTCATAGCCTTTACTCCACCCCTTCAAAATCATTAAACGCATTTTCTACGCTGTTTAACGCTGGTCGCTTGTCACTTTCAGGAACAAGAACTGGCTTTCCTTCTGGTTTGATGATGAAGTCTGCAGCTAATTCCGCAAATTTTTTCTTGCCGACAACTTTTTCTAATTGCCCAATGGCTTTCAGTTCCTGCGGTTTTAAAATATCTTCATCTTCAAATCCTTCGGCTTCTAAAACCATCAGTAGCCCTTCATTATCTGAAATTTTCCGATTACTTCGTCCAGCGACTACTTTCCAACCAGGGAACTCTTCGCCTTCGTCCCTTGCTTTCTGTAAAGCGTAGGTTTCCACATGCTCCAACCATTTCTTAATTTCTGGTGCACGTTCTAAAATTTCAGCAATTTCCTCATTGGTTAAAAGCGGTGCTTCTTTCAGTTCGTGCTTATCAATCAGCTGAAAATTTCTCTCCGCACGTGGCCGTAGTTGGGCACGAACTTTTGAAAACTTCACAACGTCGTCTGTAATCGTCCATTCTCCTGTACCTTCCCAAGCCTGCACTGCTCGAGGCGCCACGTAATTATCAGCCCAGTATAATAATTCTTCTTTTTCAATTTCAAAGGTCGAAATATTGTCTAAACGAGGTTGAATAATCGTCATTCGCACGGTTTCAAATTCGTAAATGATGTCGTACTTATCCACCGCACCAAGCGCGTATAACATCAGTTGAGGATTTAAATACGCATCAACAGGAACGCCTTTGCCGTATTTTAAGTCGATAATTTCAATCGTCTTATCTGATAAGACCACCACGTCCGAAGTTCCAAACCCTTCTGGGACCCACTTAGAAAAATCTACTTTTTGTTCTAATTCGACTGTGGCATTTTCGTATTGATTGACACGTTCTTCTACTAAATCGCAATAGGCAGTGACGTATTCTTTCATGGATTCATCACAATACGGATGGTCTTGTTCAAAAAATTTCAATCGAGAGTTTACCGCTCTGGCGGTTAATAGCTTAAACCGCTTCGCCAAATACAACTCTGCTAATTCATGCGCAGTTGTTCCCTCCTCCGCATAAGAGCTGCCGCGATCTTTTACTTTTTCTTCCAGTCGTGCCAAAGGTGGGCATATTAGCCACCGATGCGCACTACTCGCTCCTAATAAAGCGTGACTTCCTACTGGCATGCTTATTCACCTACCAACGTTTCTAAGTCAGTGATAAATTTGCCGTAATGTTCTTCTTTCAAGTCTGAAAGTTTTTCTGCGTTGTAACGGCCAAAGCACATTTTAATCCGATCACGATTGCCGTTTGCCATTGCTTTTTTCATTGCTGCTTGTACATCTGCTTTTGTTGCCCCTGGATGTAAATCGGCTGTTGCTGATACCTCTTCTGTTTCTGAATCAGTAGGCACGACTTTCTCCCCAGTTTTCGATGGTTCGGTGTCTGAGGTTGAGGCCGTAGAAACTTCTTCTTTTTTCTTCGCAGTCGCCTTTTTCTTTTTTGCAGGTTCTTTCTTCGCTGCTTTTTCTACTTCTTCTGTAGCTTTTTTATTAGCTGTATTTAAAGATTGTGTTACTTCTACAACGCTTCCCGTTGCTAATTGAGATAAAATTTCTTTCATTTCTGTTGCTGAATCTGCTTCAATTGCTAAGTTAATTTTTGGCATTTTTTATTCCTCCAGTTGTTTTTAATTGGTTAATGTCTTCATCTGTTACATTGAAAATCGCTTTAAAATTGGCGTGATAATGCAACGGTGGGTCTACATTACGTTTTTCATAAACTTTTATCAGCTTCACAGGAAGCAGCATTCTTTTCGCTAATTCTTCTTGTGACATGCCCGCTTTTCGCCTAATTTTCTTGTACGGTGATAACAAAGCGTTACACTTCCTTTGCTAATTCCCGATAAAATTCAGGTACTTTTTCTTTTAGTTCTGTTTCTGTGAAACGTTGTTTTAGCCAAGTATGTTTTCTACTAGCAAACCATTTTTTATCTTTATAGCTTAGATACTGAACTTCTCCATCCGTTGTTTTTAAACAAGATAAAGGAATTTCATACATTGGTTCTTTTTTCACTGTGTAACCATCAAGAATCGCACGTGTATGCAGTTCTTGATTTTCTTCTACTTCTTCCGTCCATTCCAAACCTTTCTTGGTAAGCAACTCTTCATCTGTAATAGGATCTTCCAACCAGTGATTCCATCCCATCTTATTAATTTGCCAAATACACCAACTTTTATAATCAATATGTGCTTTTTTACTTTTCTGCACCCATTCATCAAACTCTTTTGAGACTTCAATTTTTTCTTTTAACGCAATTGCTGGCCATTCAATCAAGTTTGCTTTGATAACAGCATTAAGTTGCTTAAAAACATAAGTATTCATATAAATTAACTTCTTTTTCTTCTCGTCTACCTCTATAACTGTTGCCTCTCTGTGCATAACAAAAGCATCAAATTCTGTTGGCTCGTCGTCATTATCCCAGCTATACCCTAGCGTTTCCAAAAAGGCCATTAAGCTATCGTATGCTTCTTGTGTTTTTACGTGATAATAGTTTTTCATTTTAAATTCCTACTTTCCGTGTTATTATTTACTTGTATATTTTTTTGTTTAGCAGCTTACTTCGTTGACAGACGAGGTAGGCTCTTTTTGTTTCAATACAGCAATCATCACCTAACACCCCACTTCGTTGAGCATTTTTTGATAAGCAACTTCGTAACGTTCTAACTCTGCTTGAAAATGCTTTAGCGTGCGAATGTCTTGCATTGTCGGATGCTTTGCACTTTCGTGGCGTACTGCTTCTCTTAACGTTTCAATCTTTTCTCGTACTGCCTCACGTACTAAAAAAGCTTCATTAGCTGTTAACATTTATTTCACCTCTTTTTGATATTTCACTTCGTCGTGATGTACCCATAACAACGCAGCCACAGGTCCGCAAATTAGTAACAGAACATTTAAACTTGTACTTTCTCTTGCAATAATCCCAAAAAGAAATGCGGCAAATAAGGTCAACACCAAACGTGATTGATAAACTTTTTTCATTGCTTTCACCTCCCTAAAACCATCACAGAACCGTTAAAATTTCGAATTGCTTTTGCTTCTGGCAAACGTTCATCGCCGCCGACAATTTCATTAGTTCGATGGTTATACACTCGTTTTTGCCCTTTAAACAACACAACTGAAATGTTGTCATAGGTGCTACAAGTCTCTTGCACTTTTAAATCTTCGCCTTTGTAGCAAATAATCATTTTTGTAAAACCTCCTACGGAATTAATCTGTGCATGCGGTTCTTATCTTCTAAACGACTTAAAAAATCTAATTCGTTTTGAATTTTTTCCGCTTCTCTGTCTGTTAATAAATCAGCGCTTCTAAGAGCTGCCCTATCTGATTGTTTTTGCTTGCGATCTTTTTGAATTTGGCATAATATCCACGCTTCTTGTTCTGTCGTATAAGCCACGTACTATCCGCCCTTTCTTTTCTTGTAACGGTTTTTATCCATCCAGCGAACAAACTCGTCAAACACATCTAACTCAATTAATACAATCTTATGTGTTGGATGAATTACACCAGACGAAAATTGCGGCGTGTCCTGCATTAAAGCCAGCCATTTCTCTAAACTGGATTTAGTGATTGAGTACATTTTTTGTACTACGGCTTTATTTCCATATTTAATTGAGGCACGATCTGGATTCTGTTCGACAGCTTCCAGATCAACCTTAACTGGTTTTGGCATACCCCTTACCCCCTCTCATGCTTTAACTCGTTTAGTTCAACTAGCACAGCCACATAATCGGTAACAAAAGAATAACGGTCCTGATGTAGTTTTTCTGTCCATCGATAAGACACATCTAACTGCAGTAGTTGATGAAGTAAAAAACTTTTTTCACGAATTGATGCATCTAGATTTTCTTGTGCTTTCCAATAACGATTTGTTCCATCGCATAATGAGCTTGATGAAATTTTTTCTCTGCATCGATTAATTCTGTTGTTCGTTTTAAAAACTTCTTTAAATAGATCTTTGACAATTAAATGCAGTCTTGATTTAACAATGTCTTCTGCCGTTAGTGCGGGCATTTCGTGTGCATAGTTCATTTTCTAAGCTCCTTTTGTTAAAAAAAATAGTAATTACCACTTGCGTAAATAAGAATTACGTTTTATAATAAAAAAAAGAATTAAGAATTACGAAAATCGTATTCCCACAAAGTTTCAAAATCTACATTAAGTAATTTTGCTAACATAATTGATAGTTTGAAACTCGGGCAGGAACGACCATTCTCTATATTACGAATAGTTGTTTCAGTAACACCAGTTAACTCAGCTAAACGTTTTTGAGTTAATGACTTTTTGATTCTCGCTGCTCGCAAAGACTCTCTTGTACAATTCATATGAACATCTCCTCTCATTTAATTTACGTAATTGCCAATTACATAAATGAGTATATAATGTAATTAAGAATTACGCAAGAGGTTTATTTGCTATTTTTACAAAAATAACATAAAGGAGCTTTAAAATGACCTCATTTGCGCTGAGATTAAAGGAATTAAGAAAAAATAAAAAAATGTCACAGCAAGAACTTGCAACTTTTTTAGGTATGAAAAGAGAAAATATTTCTAACTATGAGCGAGGGGTAATTACCAATGTATCTAGTGATACATTAGAAAAGATTTCAGAACTTTTTGATGTATCTATAGACTATTTGCTAGGAAAATCAGATACATCTAATCAGAAAAATGAATCGATGGCTAAACAAGTAATGATGCGCATGGATACAGATGGACTTTCTTCAAAGCAAGTAAAAGAACTAGAGGATGAGATGGAACGTTTCTTTTCATGGAGAATAGAAGAAATAAAAAAAGAAAATTTAAGTGAATAATTACAAGGTGGTTTTCAGGATGACAGTAGAAATAGACGAGTACCTTAACTTTTGCGGTACCATTAACGAATTTATTTCAGCACATATGTTATGTTTGGGAATGAGTGTTAATAATTATGAGCATAGATATATTTGGGATGAAATATTAACATCTAAATCAATTAAAATAAGGCCCTTTCCATTTGAAAAAACAGCACGTAGATCTATATCAGGTATGATTATTAAAGATGATTACGAGACTACGCTAGCTTATAATTCTAACATGGGCGAAAAAAGAAAAAATTTCACGATATCTCATGAACTTATTCACGCCATGTATCATTTAGATAGCGAAAATAAGGTATTCACCGACACAAAAGATACTTTATCCTATTCACTGGCAGATATCTTACCAGAATTTCAAGCGAACATTGGAGCATCTTCTATACTACTACCCGAACCTGTTCTTATTAATGAGCTGAAAAAAGGAACTCCTCCTTATTTTATCTCAAACCGTTACGGTATATCTGAACAAGCTATTTTTATGAGATTACTTCAGCAAATGCAGGCTAGTTTTGAAGCATCTTACGTTGCCGCCTATGATACGGCCAATAAGATAATGAACGGCAACTCTAAAAATTTGGCAATTGAATTAGGACGAAACTTAGAAAGAAAAATTTTATACAGCAACCCTTTTTATGAAGCAATTACGCTATAATGAATTTATATTAAATCGAAAGAAGGATGATAGAAATGAAAAAAATGATTAAATTTGCAGGCATTGCTCTTATTTCTGCAGCTCTTCTCTCTGCCTGTAGCAACGCAAAAAATAATACACAAAAGAAAGCCGAAACTGCTGCCCAGTCAAGCACTATTGAAGCTTCAGACAGTAACGAAAACGAGCCTAATACAGAAAACATAACCCAAGCGGTTAAACAGTTAGAAGAAAAATTTAACTCTGACGAGAAATTAGTAAAAATAGATGTCAAAAATAATGTTACAGATGACACATCAGATAACCCTCACGCTGTCATTACGGTTAAGGTAATTAATGATGAAGCAAAAAAAAATATGGAAGAAATGCAGACTGCGATAGATTCCAACTCAGGTACAGAGGCACAAAAGACTGCCATATACGGAATTCAATTAAATGTTGAAGAAGTAGCCAAAACATTAGAAAATGATAACGATGTTATTTCTTTCATCACACCTTATACGAATGGAAACGACAGAACCATAGCAAAATCAACTAAAAATGAAAATATTATTCCGTTAGTAAAATAAAAAAGTGCATCCCCCGCCGGCAAGCTAGTGGATGCACCTTATCAGAAAATAAACCAAGGGCTTATTTAATGCTATTATATCAAAAAATAAGCCTCATTACGAGGTTTTTATACGCCTCCAAAAGAACATAAGTTCCCATAAAAGGAGAGTTGAATATGTGGGTAGAAAAGAAAAAGGATAAAAAAGGAAATATCACATACCAATATCGCGAAAGATACACCGACCCTCGGACCGGTAAAACACAAAAAGTCACCACGACTTTAGCAAAAAATACAAAACAAGCTGAGAATGCAGCACGTCGTGAGTTAGAAATAAAAATCCAAAAGATACTGACCGACTACGAAGAAGAGAAACGTCTAGAAAATTTAATCAAAAACGAGGGCGTAATACCAAATAATAAAACGTTAGAAGATATGATAAAAGAATGGTTTGATTATATTCAGGATCCAAAATCAAAAGAACGTAAAAAAGGTTCCACGCTCTCGGGATATAGCTATGGCATTGATTCACTCTTAAATGAGTTCTTAGTAATAGAAAAAGATAAACGAATCCAGGATTTAACTTTTGATGATATACAAGCATTTTATGATCGTATGATTTTTGACTTCGAATATCAAAAGTCCTATATAAAAAGATTCCGTGCGATTATCCGTGGTGCATTTACTCTCGCCTATAAGAAAAGATACATTAAAAATCTTGATGCCATTAATCTTTCTAAAATAGTAACACCAGCAAAAACGGTGGATGATCTTATTAATGAGCAAGTACCTAGATACTTAGAAAAAGCCGAGGCTGAACAAATATTTCAAGTTTTAAATGAATACAACCCGCTTTATACGCAAATGCTCGAACTACAATTTCACACCGGTATGCGTTTTGGTGAATTGATTGCTTTAGAATCAAAAAACTTTCATGATGGATTTTTGTTAGATATTCACGGGACTTACGATCATGCAACACGGAGTCACACTCGAGGACAAAAAGTCCCGCCAAAAACAAGAAAATCATTTCGTACTATTGAGTTGGGTGATGCTGCAGTGCAAATTATAAAAGACCGCATGTATCATAACCACTTCATAAAAAATAAATGCTCCGATTTTTTATTCGTGACGTCAAATGACCGTCCTTACGATTTAGGCACAATTAATAGTTTTATTGCTAGCCACCAAATTGAATTTAATACATCCACAAAAGTTAGCACGCATGTGTTTAGACACACTCATATAAGTATGTTAGCTGAAAAAAGCATACCTATTCAAGTGATTATGGATCGAGTCGGACATGAGGACAGAGAGACAACTGAAAAAATATACATGCACGTCACCAAGAAACAAAAAACAGACTTGGTTAAGACCCTAAACGAGTTATAACCAAGCCTACCACTTTTTTAGTTTTAATTATTTTTGCCCTTTTTGTGCCCTTTTTTCAAAAAGAAAGACTGTATCCCTTGCTACGCGAGGGCTCCCATTGGATCCCAAGGTGCCAAAACAGTTGGCGCTTGTTCCCAAGCTTTTTTCTGTTCATCAGTTAATAAATCTTTGTGCACAACGATTTGATAAGTGTACTCGTCCATCCACGCATCGCTCATAACGAAGAAGCCATTTTCACCGACTTTTTCGCCCCAGCTATTTTCCACTTTCCATTTTGTTGTTTGACCATCAACGATATCAACACCTGTTAAAACCATGGCGTGTGTCATTAAGCTTTCACCAAAGTCTAAACGTTCTGCTTTAGTCATCGTAAAATCAATATCAAAAAGATCGTTCATATCGTAAACGTCTAATGCCATAATTCCTGTGTCACGTGTTGAAGATTGTCCGACATCACAACCAAACCAAACAGATTCGCCTTGTTCCAATTGTGCAGCAGCTAATTTTTTGAAAGCAGCCATTTCTACATTTAAATATTTAACTTCTTTGCCGCCGACAACATTCCCTAACATTTCAACAGTGTATGTTTTGTTGAAGGGTTTATCTTCTGTAGGAGCATTAATAATACTTACATAATCATGTAAATTAACGCCAACGTATTTTTCAAAGAATGTTTGCGGTGTTAGATTTTGATCCAAATGATAATTTTTTTCTTCGTCACGGTATTCAAAATCAAAGGTTTCTGGCGGCGTTCCTAAAGAGATTGCTAAGAAATTATAAATTTCTTGTAACATTGCTTCTTTGTTTTTTTGGACTTCTTCAGCAGAAGCGCCTTTTTCAATTAAACTACGTAAAATTGTTGCATCTTTGCGTAATTTTTTATTTAAATAGTTGTTTAAATCACGTGAATTGGAACTGTTGCTGCTTTCAGGCATTGCCGTTTTAGGCACTACGCCATATTTATCAAAAATTGAAACGATCATATCCCATTGCCCACCATCTTGTTGTGGTGTCGCTAATAAAAAGGCCACTTTACGACTAGTCAACGGTTGATCGGCTGTTGCAATAATATTTTCATAGAAATAGTTTGATTTTTCATATTTATCCCAGAAAAATGTATAGTTTTGTGATAATTCAAAATCTTTTAATTGAAACGCATTTAACATTCTATGTCTAAATGTATTTAATGCCGCAAACATCCAGCAGCGACCGCTTTGTTTTTGATTGGCCACTTTTCCAGTAGCTAAGTCGACTGAAAAGACGGGTACGTTATTCACGGCTCCTTGTACAGATTCACCTGAAGCGCTGATACCATTTTTTACTACACTACGTTGTAAGGCATTTTGTTTATTATTGTTCAAGAAATCTTGATGGAATTTCTCTGTTAATTTTGGTTCAATTGCTGTCAT